TTTTGTCATTCTTTTTGTTATGTAAACTATAATTTACATAAAAATAGAGCGTTTCTGGGCATCCTGGAAGGCCCTACCCGTATAAGTACCATCCTTGGGCATAAAAAATGCCCCAGAATGTATCTGGGCGCAAAAAAAGACAGCTTATTCAGCTGTCTTTCCCCATATTTCTTCCCATCCCTATAGAAATATGTAAACTTTTATTTATGTTTTTTAATGTTTACAATCTTATAATTTCCAAGGTTCATATCCAATTCTCTTTTATCGTAGAATAAAACCCTTAAATATTGCTTATTATTTATCCAATGCCAATCTCTAACATCTTTAAAATTATATTCATAACAAATTTTATCGACATCTTTGCATACATCAATATGTAAATTAAAACCAAATGCATATAAACTAAACAATAATACGAATAATAATACTTTCATTTTACATCCAATTGTCTAAGATTGCTTCAGCTTTTTGTTCTTTTGTCAAATTTTTATCTGCCATTATTTTTGCAACAGGCAAATAACATTCCATAATCTTATGTTTGAATTCTTCTTCTCCAAAAGAACGCTTAAAAATTATTTCCATCATTGCAGGAACAATTTGCTCTCTAATATCTTTTGCTAAACGTTCTCTTTGTTTTTCAGTTGCATTATCAGATATTTCATATCCATTCTTTTCTAAAAGTTCAAGTGCTTCAGTCAATAACATGTTATACCCTTTTTACTAAGTGTTTATAACATATTTATAATAATCTTCCCACTTTTCCTTTAATTTATTTTTCTGAACTTCTGTCAAATCTTGTGCATACATTCTTGCTTCACGCAATCCAACCTCATATTCTTTCATTATTGCATTCAATAATAAATCATCTTCAGGTTCTTTCTTATATGCATTATAATTGAAGAACGTATATCCTTGTCTAACTGCATTTATAAGAATGTTATAATGCATTTCATCAGTTAAACGTTTACAAGACAAATCATCTAACAATGGTAATAGATATTCCTTACATGATAGAAATCTATTTATCATGAATTGACTATAACCTTCTTTTAATTCAGGTGGCAATTCATTCCATGTTGGATATTGTTTTGTTGTAAATACTTTTAATACATCAAATAATGCGGCCATTTTCAATCCTCTTAAACTTAGTCAATCTAGAAATTGGCCATTGATCAATACGATTATTCCATTTGTTATAGAAATTTTCTTTTAATTTATTAAATTGAGGTGGCATTTCACCACTTGATTTATGGAATACTTCAATATTGGTATTGATGCCAACTTTATATCCTCTAGATAATACTTCACAACAAATATCTGCATCATAAAAATGGAAGTCTGGCAACCATTCATCATAACGAAGACCTTCTTCAAATATCCATCTTGGAAAGAACATGCAACAACCATCTACTGTTGCAGCATAATCAATTACGCCTAAATGTTCAATCATTGCGTATTCATAGTCTTCCATAATTGGATTACCATCTTTATCAACGTATGTTAAACCATTTACTTGTTTTGGTCTTCTACTACCTTGTTTGATAGCACCTAAACCATTTATTTTACGATTTGGGTCCCACCAAGTACAACTTGGATAAAGACAAGCACATCCAATTACACCAACCACACCAACTTCATGTGTTTTAGTCATTTCCTTTATTTGCCATTCTACAACGTCAGCCTTTGTTCTAACAATTGCATCATCGTGACGAATACAAACAATTTCTTCATTAGGAAATTCCTTCAAAAAAGTTTCAATTCCACGATTTAGCTTCTTACACATTGAGTCATCTTCAATGTTAGGAACATAAATGCATTTTGGGTCTGGCTTTTCAGGAATTTCTTTAGTTGGAACTATTGTTATCATTTAAAACCTCTGGAATCATTCTAACTACAAAAGTATCTTGATTGGCATTTGGATTTGACTTTAAGTTTGCAAATTCCATCATTATAGCTTGGCCAAATTCAGATACAGCACTTGATCTGCCATCTTTAAATATAACTAATTTTACAAAAGGTATCTCACCTTTTAACTGTTTTATTCTATCGTTTTTATCTAAATTTGGACTAATTCTTTCAATATCAACGGGTATTTCATGGAAACTAAAAGATTTTTGAATAATCTTTTGACGTTCATCTTCAGTTGTTGTCTGAGTGAACAAATAATAAGCAAACTTACATTGCTTCTTTGCATCTTCAATTTTTTCTAAAATCTCTTGTTTAGTCAAAGGTTCTTTTGGAAAGTCCTTTAAGAATTCAAGGATTTCTTTCATTTGTAAATCAAACAATTGTCCAAGACGGACGAATTGTAGATTATTATCTTTATAACATGCAGTCATAGGAAGAGCAGAACGTCTCATTGTTTTTGCTAAGACGTCTTTCTGCTGTTCTGTAGTGACTTCAACAAAATATAAAAAATGATTATTGATATACTCAATAGACTTCTTATATTCTTGACAAAGATGACAGCTATCGGAAGTAAACACGTATACACCGTGTTTATATCCTAATAACCAATCATCAAAATTTATTTTCTGACTATCAAACATATTAAATACAACTAAATAAATCAATCATGCATGCCGCAATCTGAATAGATGGGTCTGCACTAAATGAACATCTATATTCATAGTCTGACAAATACTTATATCCAAGTCCTTTGTTCTTTAACTTAGGAATTAACTCAACAAAGAAATAACTGAATACATCTGAGTATGACAAACCATGTTCGTTAATATATTTACGTGCTTCAGTATGCTTCTTATTAAGAACCAAATTACTTAGTTCTTCACCAATATTCTTATAATAGACAATATCCTTATCAATTTCATCCTTCATCATTGCATACTTCTGACAGATTGCAATGACTTTACGAATTGATGGATATTGTGCATCAACTAAGTCAACAATAGCTTGCTTGTCATACTTAATCTTTTCGAACTTCAAAATACCTTCAACACGTTTTACAGTTAACTCCTTCATTTCTGCTACATATTCAGGTTTCTTGAAGTCAAACTCGAATTCCATTGTTCTACCTTCATGTAGAGCATCAATAATCTTTGCAGGGAAATTACAAGTCATAATAAAGCGACATGCATTAGGATAATCTTCAATAAATGCACGTAATGCCTTTTGACAATCTACTGACAAACCATCTGCTTCATCAAGAATGACAATCTTCTGTTTTGCTGCTTCTGCATCTTCATTAAATCCAGAGAAACCCATTGTCATTGCGAATTCAGAAATAGTTGTCTTAACAATATCCTTACCACTATCCTTAGAAGCATTGATATAGAGTGTTTCAGCACCTAAATCTTTAGCAATAGCTTTAGCAATAGTAGTCTTACCTGTACCAGGTGTTGAAGATGATAACAAAAGATTAGGTAAATCCTTTGTCTTCAAAATCTTCTTAAAGAAATTCTTATAGTCTTTAGGTAGAATTACATCTTTAACTGTTCTCGCGCGATACTTCTCTACCCAAAGGAAACACTGTTCTTCAGTCATTACTTCCTCTTTGCTCTACGTTCTTTTCTATTACGTGGTCTGAAATATGCACCAGATGGTCCAATTTCTTTTTCATATTCATTCTTAGGGAAAATACAATTACATGCAATTGGTTCCTTAATGAAAATCTGTTTTCCATTTTCATCTAACTTTGGCTGACCATTTGCATCTACATCTGGAACTAACCTACGTCCAGTCCATCCACGACCATGACACTTTTTACAATTTGGGTCTGGCTTATTATAGACAATACCCATACCAATACAAGCAGACTCAATGACGTCCCATGGATCCATGTCATTGACGTTTGTTCTATCTGTCATTTGGTCATCAGTTAGGAAATCATTTACTCCGCTCATAATTAACTCTTCTTAGAAATGTAAAGGTTCATGTTAATATCATCATTTCTGTCCATTGTAAAGTGAACAAGGCCAGCTGATGCAACTTCTACAGTATATCCAGCTTCAGGCATCTGCTTTAGACCCTTAGTCTGAATTTCTAGAACACCATTTAGATTTGCAGGTGTTGTTAACTTATATTCAACATCATAGTAGTTAGATGTCTTCATATTCTTCAAAGTAATCTTACAAATATCATTGTCCCATGTGAACTTAATAGTATCTGCTTCGATAACACTATCCAACATATAACGTAGATGCTTGAATTCTTCCTGTGTGATTGTGAATTTACAATCAACTGCTGGCATCTTAATCTGATTGAATACTGGCTGAGTTAGAACATCTGCACGAGCAGCACGATAAGAAATCTTCTGCTTTGTTTTAGATGACTTAATGATAATATCAGTTGTTTCATTGTTTGCATTTACAACTCCATCAAGAACTGGAGTATCAGACAACTTTTCATCCTTACTCTTAATATCAAATACACGGAAACACTTAACAAACTTTGTGAAATCATAGAATGCAAGCTTTGTTCCTGTAAAATTCAAATAATCTTCTGGTGCAGACAAAGTATAACAAACTGAAACATCTGGATCATTTGCTCTGATAGCAATAATTTTTGCGTTTGCATCTTTGTTGATAATCAACTGCTTTTGAATTTGAGAAGCTTCATCCAATAAATCAATTAAATTCTTATTATAATTCATTTTTATACCTCATTATTAATTTTAATGTAATACAAATATAACAACTTTTCGAAAAAAGTTGCTATCATAAGAGTATAATTTTTCTAATTATTTCTCGTATCGTCCGCCTTTTTCCTGACGTTTAAAGTTTTCAGCGTTCTTTGCGTAGTAATAATTCCAAACATCTTGTTCATCCATGCCTAGAACTACAAACAAAGTACAGAAACGAATTAAGAATGTATCACACAATTCTTGCAACTTTGCTGGATCTTCCTTTGGCTTATCATAAGTCTTCCACATTTTGTAAGAAGTATTCTGATAAATTTCACCCATTGCTTCTACAACCTGTCCAACAATATGATGCAAATCATGATTTACAAAAGTTACCTGAGCAATATTTTCTCTTGCCTTACCCATGTAGAATGACAATTCTTCTGTTGGTTTAACATTCAAATAAAGGATTTGATTCATTACGAAGTGCCAAGCATCAATCAATTCAAACTTGACAAGTTCTGTATACTGATAATTATCCTTTTCAATTTGTTCAAACATTTCGAATAATTCAGTGATAGTACTCATCATGTAATAACCTGATTCTTTAGCCATTACACGGTAAATATCATCTACATCCTTCTTCTGCCATGTGTTTGGACAAATAGTTCCACGTTTAGCACCAATTGCATTCTGCAGAGATTCCTGCATCTCAAACATAGTCTTTAGTGGCTTTGCAACCATTTCTACATTTTCTACCATATATTACCTCAAAATTACAATTTCACAATCTGGATTTATGTATTTCTTTGCTACTTCCTTAACCTTTTCAAAGGTAATCTTAGACAAATTATTTGGCATCTGTGGAAGTCCCTTATTAATTAGGTCATTGACATGAGCAAATCTAAATATCTTCATTTCTTCCTTTTCACACTGAGCCATAGACATAATCATATCGTATCTTTCTTT